AAGTTTTCATTCTTCGGTCATCAGTTTGTGAAGCTCTATATCTAACATGTAAGAAAGGGCGTTTCATGTTCTTTCCTAATTGTTGGTCATACACAGAAGATACACCAGCAGGTATGATAACACCTCTAATAGCAGCACTAGTAGCAGCGTCATTAATACCACCTCTTGTAGCTTTGTCATTTAAGTATCTGAAGTCAGACTTGTAGAAGTCATAAGAACCTCTTCTGAAACCAGTGAAACCTAAATTTAATGCCATGTCTTCAGAGTTGTTAAATACTCCGTAAGAAGTACCACCAGCTCCGTAAGAATTCATAGAAGCTAACATATCGTCCATAGCTAAGCTAGTAGATCTGTTAACAAACATCATGTACTCTTCAATAGCTCCTTGCTTATCAAACTCAGCAAGTATTGCATCAAACTCAGCTAAGTCAGTAGCAGCATTAACACCAGTTACACCAGAAGTTACGTTACCTCTTTTTGTAATAGCTTGGAATAAACCTTCAGTACCAAACACATCACCGTCAGATCTTAAGTAACTATCAACTAAAAGCTCTACACCAGCAGAAGCATCGTCATTTTTCTCACCTTCTAACATTGCCATTTCAATGTAGTCAGTAAAACGAGCTCTAGTATCAGCTTCAGCTTTTAAGTACCATAAGTAACCTGATTGTCCGTTTTCAGCAGATACTTCAACCCAACCTACTCTTGAAGCGTCAGAACCAGATACTTCGTAGTAATCTTTCATAATAATTGGCTTATTAGAAAAAGATTTGAAAGTTGGCTCGTTAGCACCTCTTGACTCAGCAGCAGTTGAAGCAGCATCGTTAGTGTAGTAAGCAGTTGCTTTTCCATACTCAGAACCATAAACTAGTATAGTAGTATCTTTAGTTCCGTTTTCAGTTGAGAAACCAGCAGCTTCTAAAGTAATAAAACCGTAAGGTCTAACTGTAATAACAGCATTGGTAACATTAGAAACGATACATTTAGCAACAGCCTCAGAGTTAGCTACGATAATAGTATCGTTAAGTCTAATACCGTGTTTATCAGCGTCAAAAAGAGACGTTTCATCAATGTCAGCTTCGATAGTAATAGTACCACCACCAGTAGCGTCTTTGTCTTCAATATGACCTTTATAAGAAAGGTGTAGTCTTGATTGCTCAGACCAAACAACTTGGTCAGCAGTCATAGCCTCTTCAGCCCCAACTTGATTTAAGAAACCTGAAATAGTTCTTGGTCCAAAAACTTCAGCTTCTTTTTCCATTAGGTCTGGTAAATATTGTTGCGCCCATCCTTGTCCAGATGATGACGCAAGGTCTAAATAGTTTGTTGCAAGTGTTTGCTTTTGTGAAGCAGGCACACTGTTTAGCAACGTTCCATTAGTAATACTCATAATTTTTTAATTTTAAATTAGTTATTTATTTTTAATTTTAAACTTAAAAGTTGGAGAAGTATCATCGTTAAGCACCCTTACTTTAGGTCCACTTGTGTTATCATTTGAAAATGATTGCCTTGGATCCATACTTACGTTTTTAGCCTTAGCAACACTATCTTTCATAGCATCAGCTTTACCTTGTTCGTAAAAATGCTTAGCAATAGCGTCGGGATTCATTGCTGTATATAGAGATTTATGATAACCTTTAGCATCTGACATTTCATTATTTTCATTCAAGAACTTCTTGACAAAATTATTAATGTCACTTTGAGTTTCTTTTATCTCACCAGCGTTCTTCACGTTAAACCGATATTTTTTATCACCGACGTTATATTCAAAACCTTTGAATTTATCGTTAAAAACTTGTTTAGTTTTTAATTTAAAAGTATTAGTTTGTTTGTCCGCTATTTTTTTGTTCTCTTCGCTTTCTTTGTTGTATCTATTAAAAAAGTTAACTGCCTTTTGCTGCTCACTAGTGAGTCTACTTCCAGCTTTAACTTCTTCATAGTATTTAGACTTTTGCCCGTCTAAGTGGCTTTTAGCGTTGGCAACTTGCTCTTTTAACGCTATTTGCTTTTTTCTCACTTCTCTTGCTTCGTCTTCTTCTTCATCATATGAGAATGAATCTTCAATTAAGAAAGTTATTTCATCATCTGTAAGATGTTTTTTAGTTTGTTTGTAATACTCTCTTAATACTGTCATGTCGTCGTAACTAGAGTAATCTTGGTTAAGACGCACGTAATCTTCTAATGTACCACCAGTTTCTTCCATAAAATCTACAACTTTTTGTAAATTCTCTGGTATTGCTTGGCCAGTTTGTTCTGCTTTTTCTATTGCTTCAACAACTTCTTCGGCTAACTCTTCTGTTTGCTCTTGAACTTCTTCTTCAGTAACTTCTTCTAAAGTTGGCTGCTCTTCTTGTGTTTCAGCTTCCGGTTGTACTTCTTTTTGTTTTTCTGTGGTGTCGGCATCTTCAACGAGCTCAACCACTCTGTTGTCGTCAGCGTTATCTTCTTTAACTTTTTCTGTGGTTTCATTTTTTTCTTCTGTTTTTGGTGTTGGTGGTTTATCTAAATCTACTTTAATGACATTGTCATCTTCGTTTATTTGTTTTTTAAAATCAACTTTTGTTACGTTGTCTTCAGCAGTCTTTTCGACTAATTCTTCTTTTTTCTTTTTTGCCATAATATAATATAATAATAATTAATAATTGTTATCTAGGATCAAAACTACCTAAATCAAAACCTCCTCCTAATATATCATTACCTGCAGATTCAAACTTTTTAGGTGGTTTGTCATTATTTCTTTGATCTATAAGCTCACTTTGTTGCGAAGCTTGTATTCTAGTTCTTTCGTCTTTACGATCTTCCTTTTCTTTTTCTTTATTGCTAGTAGTTTGGTTTTTTATTTGCTCTAACTGCATGTTCATTTGAAACTCTAGTTGCATTAACTCTTTTTTGTGCATTACTTCTTGTTGCATTTTTTGAGCTTCAAGCTGTGCTTTCATTTGTTCTAACTGTGCTTCAGTTTGCATTTTAACTTGTTCTTTTTGAGCTTCCATTTGAGCAGCCGCTTGTTGTGCTTGAATATTTGCTTGCGATTGTGCTTGAATATTTTGCTGTTGCATTGCTTGGTCTTTTTCTAGCTTTTTCTTTCTACGTATTTTTAGTAATTGATTAGCTAGTTTTATGTTTTTAATATTTCTAAGATCAATAGCATCTGTTAACTCTATTAACTGTTGTTGAATAGCCATTTGAATATTATTTTCAAGCATTGCTTTTTCTTCATCATCTGGCGTCAATTCTATAAATACACCAAAATCATACAAATGTAAATCGCTCATTTCTTCAAGAGTTGCTACGTTATGAACACCTATTTGCTGTATAAAAGCGTCTTTTGTTGGTGAGTATTCTATAATGTCAGATATTCTAAGTGATAAACATTCCGCAACTTGTTTAGTTAAATATAAACCCGCTTGTAATATATGTCTTGTTGCTGTATTACTATTTGCAGCTGCTAGTTTTTGCACCCCAACTAATGCGTTTCTATCAGGAGTACTACCATCTCTAGCTTCGTTAAGCCCGGTTGTATCTCTTATCATTTGTAAATAATAATTGTAATTACCAATTAATGCTTGCATCTTATTACCACCGCTACCACTAGTTATTTCTTGTATAGGTACTTTGCCTGGATTCATGTCTCCTTCAGAAGTAAATGATCTACCAATAACAGAACCTGTTTGAAAAAACATGTTTAAAGCTTCTTGCGGATTGTAGTTTGTTCCATTACCTAAATCTATTTCAGCAAGTCCATCTGCATCTAAGTACACGCCATCTGGTACCATGCGAGATAAAACTTGCTGTAATTTTAAGTGTGTAAGCTGTATCATATCAGCAAAACCAGTAATACGCTCTACTAAAGACTCTATACGTCCCTTATACATGCGTGGAGCAACTATAGAATAATTCATTTTTACTTTAGTATAATCACTTTTTGGCCTCATCATGTTTTTCGCCATTTCCCACTTAAGTAATTTGTCTGTGCCTAATATTAAAGCGCCATCATATAAACATTCTATTGATCTTTGTAGCTTGCCAAAATTATCAGAATCTTCTGGTGGATTAAACGTGTCATCTTTTTCTAATATTTTTTCAGCACCAGTGCCAGTTTCTTTTACCTTGTAAACTTCGTTCATATAAGTTTTATAATTAAAATATAAAACTTGAACTTTGTTTGTATCTTGTTCGCTATAACTATAACCTTGGTTATAATTTGTTTTGTGATAATTTTTATTTTTAATTATATTTTCTAAATCTTCTTGTGTTAAATGCGGGAATTGTTTTGCTAATTCGTTTACAGGTATATGCTTAACTTCACCCACGTAATATATATCGTCAAAATAAGGAGATTCGGTATATGAATAAACTAAGTCTGCAGGATCTACATAATCAATAACAACACCTTCAGATGTGTTAAAACTAGTTTTTGCAGCGCCAATACCTAAAACTGTAAGATCATAATAAAAACGTTTTTTTGTTAATTCGTAATCATTACCATCCATTAATATATTAAGAGCTTGTTCTTCTGCAAGCTCAATAGACTGTTTATAGCTTAACTGCATGTGAAGATCTAGTTCTTCTTGAGTTTGTGGTAAAGTATCTTTATCATTTTCATACATACCAACACCAAAAGCTTCTTCTACATAGTCATTAAACTCTCTAGTTCTCATGTCGTTAAGAATAGACTCCATGTATTCTGTTCTTTTTGCTACACCATGAGGATCTTGAGAATAAGCTTTAATATCATAAGTCCTTTCTGAAATACCATTTACAACTATATCTACAAATTTAGGTATAATAGGAACTGGTTTCCAGTCTAAATTTAAATAAGATAAATCACCGTTTATAGATAGCTCATCTTTGTATTTTTGTATTGATTGTTCACCTCTTGCGTACAATCTTAAATTGTGGTAATTATTATGATTAGTTCTATATCTATTTGTACCTCTATCAGTGTGAAACCACTCAGCCTCAATAGCTTTAGCTACTTTCAAACCATAATCATAGCTCATTTTTTCTACGTCACTTACGACTTGAGATGGAAAATAACTTTTTACAATCATATTTGTTTTTTAATTAATTTTGATGCGCTACCTTTGTTTTCATACCTAGCGATGCTTATATTTAGTTTAGGTTTTTCTATTGTGGCGTTTGGTCTATATAAATGCCTATTACAAGCCATTATTGCAAGACCAGAGCTTATAGAAGCATCATGTTTTGTTCTTTTATTTATATCAAACTTTGCCCAGTCGTTTAGCAATTCGTTAAAATAACAATTACCAAATTGACCTTCAGCATTCATACCTACATGGCTTTGTATATACATTTCAATAGCCGCAGCATGAGCTTGTTTTATATCTTCACTTGAGTTTGGTATACCACCTATTTCTTTTTCAGCTGTAGATAATTTATTCCATATTTTATCTGGCCTGTTCATGCTAAAACCTCTATAACCTCTACGTCTTAAGTAATACAATAGACGGGGTTTGTTGTTCTCTGCAAGTATTGGCATGCCATAAAATACTAGCGCCATTAATACATCTTCAAAAAATATTTCTGCAGTTTGTGGCCTTGCTAAATATTCTAAGAAAAACTGATTAGCCGGCGCATCTTCCATGCTAAACTTTGTAAGCCCGTGCAAAGCACCTTTAGAACCTTTACCATCTACTGTTCCTGATATGTCGTAGCTATCACAACCAAAAGCACCCATGTGCTCATTACCGGGGTATTTAATACCGTTTTTAATTATAACTTTGTTTTGTATATTTGTTGGTGGCACCCAACTTATTTTAAATCTACCTTTTGGATCTGGGTAAAATATAACACTTGAATCTTTTATACCATTAACCCATTGAAAATTACCTTTTGAAATACCTAAACCTCTAGACATTTCTTCGTTGTAATCTATTTGTTCGTATATCTTAACTAAGTTAAATATACTATTACTGGCTTCGTCTCTAAATGCGTGTTCTGTAGTTCTTGGAAATTGTCTATAAAACTCGTTTAACGCGTCTTGATCATTTTTTAAACCATCAGCTTCGTTTTGCCAGTTGTTTATTACACCTACGTCTATTAATTCCCCATGTGGATCGTAGACTTCATTATCCGGATTATTGAAGACTGGGCTTCCGTGCTCGTCAATAAATCCTTCGTAGTTCCACTCCATTGGGATAAAAAGAGAATATAAGCCAGACGCTGTCTGTCCATTTCTGTTTCGCTTAGTAACGTCTGATGCATTGTATAGTCTTTTAAAGTTTTCTCCACCTTTGTCTAGTGCGTTTGAAGTTGAGCCCATCATGCATTTACCTATAATCCTACTACCTAATCGTAAACATGTTTTTGTAACTCTCCAGTTATTTAATATATTATCGGGTCT